ATGAAAAATAAGTATCGTAAACTAGCCGTCATCATGCTGACTGCTGTATGTTTCGCGGGGTGTCAACAAGAAGATATTGTATATCCCGAACCGGATGCAAAGGTCGCTGAAACTTATTTGACCTTAAACGAGCTCACTCAGTCCCCTCTACAAGTACCGGGACCAGAGGGAACCTATATATTGAAAGTGATATCTGATGATAAATGGACGTTAAGTAGTTCACAAGCATGGTGCAGCGTATCAGAAACAGAAGGGTTCAAATATTCCCAAGTGCCTGTTTCGTATTCTGAGAATCCATGGAATGAACCTCGTACGGCAGAACTGACTTTTCTTATCAATGAATCGCAGGAGATAAAGATAGTAACTGTGGAGCAAGAAGCCAGCGAAACTTCTTTGGCTGCGGACTCTAAAGAACTGCAATATAACATTGGAGGAGGTGAAAAGGATATTACTCTACAAACCAATGCGGTAGAATGGAATGTCGAAGTAGTGGATGAACCGACCCATACTCCGGTTAAATGTATAAACGGCAAAACAAATTGTTCCACTTTCACAAAACATTTTGTTCCGAATTTGATATTATTAACACAAAACAAAATGTGCATTTTACTAAGGTGGTTTCACCTATTTTCCAGTTTTGTTTATCTTTGCATCAGTTTAGCATAGGAGCAAAAGTTCCTTTTATAAATAAAAGAGATTAACACTACCGCTAGCTCGTGAGAGTCGGCGGTTTTAAAAGCAATTTAAAACGACCTTAAATCTACTTTATATAGTTTACGATAACTAAAAAAGTACTATTGCTTACAAGATCACTAACTCGTGACGAGCTGGTAATCTTTATTTTAAAATATATAAATCAGCACCACCAAAGAAGTGATCATTCCTGGCAGCAACACCGTAGCTGCTACATCCAGCCAGTCAAACTTTCCTCCCCATAGTTTATCCTTGTAGTCAACAGCCATAGCAGCAATAATAGTTGCCACCAATGATATTATAGCCGATGAAGCAAAGGTATTACCCATAATCAAGCAGACAGCCATCATCGCAGCATACACCAGCAATCCACAAAGGATATGTTTTGGGCGGTTACTATCCTTCAGCCAGCCCAAGTATTTATCTATTATTCTTTTCATTAATATTCTTTTAATCTGTTTCTTCCTATAACTGCAACTTCAAATGGAGAGTCTATATATCCCTGATCTTTATGGAAAGTCCGGACGGTAAACTGATGGGTGTACTTATCCGTATCCGCACCAATACTCCAGTTACCATGAACAGCTGTTACCATGACAAAATACTGTGTATGATTAAGATCATGATTAAAAGCGTAGAGCCCAGCTTGTCCGTGATATACAGGAGAGTCAACAGTACAGCCATCTCCCCAGGAACTCTCAATTGTGCCATCGGCACTAATCCTTCCTGCCCACAGGACACCGGGAGCATCCCACACTTCGCCGGATCGCTGATAAAAATGATGAGGACCTACCGAATCTATGGCAAACTTACTTCCGACATTGGCAAGCAAGCTTAGACAAACATTGCCAGCTCCATAACTCTCGATATTTATCCCTCGATAACCATTAGAGAGAGGATTCTGACGGTCAAGCCTGATCCCAATCAGAGGAACGTTATATCCTCCTCCTAATCGTAAAAATCTACCGGAACCACCTTCTCCCTCTGATCCGCTTCCGATTTCTATTCCGGAAGAAAGGTTATCGGAACTCAACTTATTCCCGTTTATCACAAGGTCTCCGATCTTCCCTCCCTGAATATCCACATCCAGTCCCATGAACTTACCCAGCAATAAGTTCAGGAGCATATTAGGCGTAAACGGACAATCACTCTGACCAAGTTTCGTCGGATCAAACAGTCCGTAGTTGGTCGTATCATTCCCATCAGCATCCTTTCCGTGCTGGGAGAACATATAATCACCGTAAAACACCGCGCTGGCTAGCTTGGCAAAGTTCGCCATCAGGATCTCTGTGAATATTGCCTTGTAATTCTCAAAAGGTATCCAATATGACGTAGTAGGATTATCCCGGTAATCCTCCATCGGATTTACACCGATGATGGTTGCTGTCTTCCGCATCACATAGTAGGTTGATCCTGCCTCGTAATAGACAATCGGTGTAATATCCTCAGTTGCCGTATACTCGATATCCGCGCTCCAGAATCCAGCCGGGAATGGCATCCTTCCTCTTTCGCCGGCCGGTCCGGGAAGACCATCCTCTCCCTTGGCGTAGTTGGCATGCAGCTTCGGTTCAGAGTAAGCTCCCCATTTGCCATTTTCTTTTTTTCGGAAGGACATGTACTCTCTCGGATACTCTTCGGTCACCCCTAAAGGATCATTAGTAAAAGGTACAAGATACCTGAAGTAATCCTCATTAGTGATCAGGATTCCCGAGTTGGCTGATCTTGCCTGGATACATCTATAATAGTCTTCTCCGTTCTTATAAATGGCATCCACCACCTGCGCTGCGGAAGAGAGGAAATCACCTAAATAATTCTCATCGGACGCGAAAGGAAGAGGAATGAAGCCTTTTACAAACGGATCAGACTCCGGAGTAAAGGTACTTTCTTCCCGACGGAAGATATATTCCATATCAGGTGTATCCGCCAAATACTTAGAAGGACGGGACCAGGTTCCGTATACCCATTTCTCATAATCCTTGTCATAGGTAGCCTGTGCGGAAGATATCCACACCGTATCGCTGTGTACGACCTTATACTTGACCATATCCTCGCCCTGGCTTACCGAGCTGTCCTTTACATACAGAATCTCTATATAGTGATCTCCTGGTTGTGATACGGCCTGAGAGATAAGCCGGTCGTTTTCTCCCGACATCCTGTCGAAATAGTTCGAGGTATTTAGGATAGTATCGGGTGTCCCAATATACGCGTGATCATACGCCTCGCTTGAGACAACCACACGAAGCGTGATCACCTGATTGGCATTGGTCGTAGAGAAGAGTATCCGATCCCTGTATGTACCGCTATGCGCAGTGAGTTTTGGAGAGCGTCTGTATCCGCCATTGGGATAATACTCTCCCTCATACCCACGAATAGTCAGCACGCCGAATTCCGGATATTCAGACCATCCGGCCGGGATGGAGCTTCCTGTCGGAGCATCCGGACGTGTATCCGCCTGGGTAAATATCTGTTTCAAGAAAGTACCGTCTTTTCCCGGTGTGCCAGGATCACCCTCGTCACCCGGCTTGCCATTCTGTCCGTCATCGACAACAAGAACCGTCTTCTCGTCCATCTGTACACCACCGACATAGAGCCTGAAAGAGATCGCTGCCATATCGGATGTCACGATGATACGGGAGGAATAGATGAATTCAGACGATGTACCGCCCATCTGGTAGGTCAGCACAAACTTGATGGTTCCTATTCCCGACACGGGAGTATCCTCTCCGGATTTAGCCCTGCTTTCACAGGAGACATATTCGGGCAGATGCGTCCCGTCCTCCTTCCTCTTAACCTGTGTCACGGAAGGAACGAGCCAGTAGGTGGTAGCGTCAGCTCCGGACTCGGGAGCGACGCTTACTCTGAATGAAGCGGAAGACAGTTTCTTTGCCATTATCTTATGCCGTTATCGTTGCACTAACATAGCCGGAGATACCACCACCGGCGTTCATTACATCCTGGAATGTTACGCTGATCGTTTTCTTTACGCCGGAAAGAGAGGATATAACCGATCCTGAATTATCTGTAACAGTGAAGGTCGTCTGAGCGGTGGTATCTTCCGTACCGTCATCTTTTTCTACCTTAGCGGTATAGATCGCTGTTTCACCTTCCTTGATCTGTTCCCCTGTAATTCCGTCTACATACAGGTTCACCCGGTATGGATCGGTATAGTCGGTAACATTGATGTATGCGCTACTAATAACCGTAGAACCGTCTTTTTGCAACAAGTCACACCGGTAGGTAGTTGTTCCGTCGATATCGGATGCGTTTACCGTCAGAGACCATGCTCCTGTAGTTACCAACGTAGAAGTTTCTCCGTTTACCTTGTACCACTTTGCCGTATATGCGGAAAGGTCAGACGGAGTGATACCATCCACAAGCACGTGAGCGTTGAGTGTAGCGGTTGGAGAGTCTGTGGTGACATCCGTATCACCATCCAGGTAAAGAGTAGTAGAGCTGCCTACCGTTTCAACAATCTCAACCGTCTCAGAGATTCCATCAAAAGCCAGAGTCTGACCACCCACCTCGGTCGTTCCCTTGAGAAGGATCGTATCATTGTCGTAGTTGGATACCGGCACGATATTCTTTACGATTTCGAAGACGATCATGTTCGGATAGTCACGGCCTCCGATGTTTATCGTTTTTGTAGACTTTTTAAACACACCGGCCAGAGCTCCGGTGGTACTCAGTCCATCCTCTCCGAAGGCAATCTGCACACCATTGTAGAACAGATCTACGGTAGTCGGGATCAGGACCACTCCGTTGTCGTCCCGGTTAAGATGCGCATAGACAAGAGGTTTGTTGGCCGATGTCTCCCAGTCAGGAGTACAGATACTGGTTCCTTTCTTGTATTCCTGGCGTAGCGGACCATTGATGATGCCCATTCTGGCGCGAACGTTCACTCCGTTCATCAGGGCGAACAGTTGAAAACTTCCATTTATTTTTCTTGCCATGATTATTCCTCCTTACTTCTTTACCGTTTTACTTTTCTTCTTTTCCTCCAGCAACAACGCATTTAGCGCTTCCTGCGTAATGATCTCGACATCCTTCAGTCCGGTGCCGATCACCTTCAGGGCATTGATACTAAGCACCGCACGTCCGTCACTCAGTTCCTGCGCATCCGTATAAATACCTTTCTCTATCAGCTGCGCTTTGCTTACCAACAAGTAATTCATAATTGATTTATTTAAAAGTTAATACTATTCTTCGATCTCCAGAGTACCCTTGATACACCATCCGTTGCGATTCTCGACCTCACAATCCTCAAACGGAAGCGTCTTTTTAAAGGTCTCTTCGTAAGACATTCCGCTGATGGCCGATGTCTTGTTGATATACTGCGTCATATTCTTCAGAAACTCGCAGATAGCCACATGGAATCCCTTTACAAGCCGGGTCTTTACGACCGGCTTCCCGTCATCACCCATATCCTCGTAGCGGACCTGCATACGCATCCATGCTTTCCCCTTCTTCTTGTCCGGTTCACGCACTTCAAAATCCAGGATATCAAATACCTTTCCTGTTAATTCCGCAATGTCAACCAAAGGCGAGTCCATTCTGCGTCTTACCTTTGTTTCATTTGTTATCAGAAATGATAATTTCATATTCAGTTTCCTTTTTAAATTTTTAGCGTCAGCCCCTTTAAGTATTCCCAGATAGGAAGACCTGGAACGAGGATTACGCCATGATTTTTTCATTCTCTCTTTTATACTCTTTCTAACTCTTGTATATCCGCAGCGAAATACATATCCCAGAATATCCGTTCCATTACGCATAGGCGTAGGATGCGCATCTTTCTTCAGCTCGTATCCAAGGTTATACCAGAGATAGTTCGCTATGCGCCATTTTGCCTCATGGAGCTTATCTTTATCTCCGAACAGGATGATATCATCCGCATACCTTGCATAGTATCTGATCTTCAGATCCTGCCGGATAAACCTGTCGAAGGCCATCATCATGATATGCTGGTTCATCGGAGACGAAGGAGTACCAATCGGCAGTCCTATATCACAGAAAGAAACCCTTTGCAGATAGCGCAGTATTCGCTTATCCTTCCAGATCGCTTCGTGACAGGCGAACAGGACCTCCGGACGTGTCGATTCATAACATTTGCGGATATCCAGCTGCAAATACCCCCACGGGCGATACCTTCCAATAATTCTTTTGATCTGCCTGACAGGGTCATACCGTTTTCTGCTTGCGTTGATTCCCCGCCCTTTTATGCAGTTGTAACAGTCGTCAGATAATCTTGCAGCATACTCCTTTTTGATCAACAGCATAAGCGTATGCATAATCACCCTGCTTCGAAAGGAGCTGATAGCAACAATCCGTTTCTTTCCGTTAACAGATACAACCTCCTTATATCTGTACTCCACGTCAATACTTTCTCCTTTTAGGAGCTGTCTGTATACGCTGTATTCATTTTCTTTATCCTGTAGAAATTCAATTACCTCGTTTTTACACATATGCTTTCGTGAAGCATTGATCACTGCCTGATGTACCAGCTCAGGCGTCAGGCGGCTCATTACATTTCCTTTTCTTTTCATCTTCCTTATCCAAGTGGAAGCCATTATTAACGGGCCTTCGGATATCTACCAGCCCATTCCCCTGCCTCCTCGTACACAGGGGTTGTCCTTGATTTTTCGTACTACCGACGAGGTTTCCGCGTAAATTATCATTTGTAAGCCGCCAGCGTAGTTCGCATTCGTATTCGACAGCTGGTTGTTCGCATTCACGTAACGAGCGGAAGCATTCGACGAATTGCCGTTACCACGCTACGCGGGAAACCTTATTTCTTTAGATGGGGAGGACAAGCCTCCCCCGCACGTTCGTTTCACTCACTCTCGGCTGCGCTTTCGTCACTGTCGTTCTGCGCCGTTGCACTCACCGCTCCTTCGGGTAAGCGCACCTGGAAGCCGCCAGCGCAGTACGCAAACGTATTCGACAGCTGGGCGGACGCAGACACGTAACGAGCGGAAGCAGACGACGAAGTGCCGATACCACGCACCCTGTGCCCAAGACGGACAGCTTTACCTACCGCCTGGCTTGTATAGTTACTACGGTCTATGTAGGCGGTATTATCTGCTAGCGATCCTTTCTTTAAAGTCCCCAGCCTGGTTCCACGTATCAGATCCGTAAAGTACCCACTACCTGAAGGAAGGGTTCCGATATAAGAGTAATCAGGGCTCTCCTGGAAGTCGAATAACTGCCCGGCATCTTTGACGTAGTCCTTGTTTAATGTCAGTTTGTCCTGTTCACGGCAGAGATAGCACTTGACCGGATTGGTGGAGCCTCCGGAAGTTGCGTCTTCGATCTCCATGACCTTTTCGATGCCTGCTCCTGCATACTGGAGAACGTCGGCGGAGACGAGGTCCATTCCGTAGACGGCGGAGGTTTGAATAGTAAACTCAACTAAACTTATAGTAATAGGATTTCCCGAAGTGTCCCATGCAGAAACATCACTCAAAAAATGTTTTTTTACAAGCCTAGCATTCATTTCCCCCTCAAGCAATGTTTTGGTTCCTGGGATATTGTAATATTTGTAAACTTTGTTGTCAAATCTAAAAGTCGTATTTGGCTCTATATTATTCTCTGCCGCATACGAAAGAACCATCTGGATTTCCAGACACTCCATACGAGGATAATATTTAGAAATAATTTCAGACCAATTTTTCTTTGTTCCGTTTTCATCAACACAGAAGGAAGGTTGCTCAGATAATTTTTGGTAAACATAAGATCCAGCCTCCTCCATTCTATATATACACCCTGTTACCGTTTGCGCATTAAAATTGTTAAAAGAAACATTGCTTGATATTCCCGCTCCAAACTTTTCCGGATCATGCAGATAAACCGTTCCAAACTTGTTCATCAACGCGTTGGTGATATTCAGAAGATGCCAGTCCATCAGCGGAGCAAACGGAACAGTCTTAGCTGTATCCGCATTATGAGCTACAGCATAGTCGTTGGTCGTAAGCTGACTAAGAACAGTTCTCGGATAGGTTCTGTCTGATCTGTTGAACGAAGTGATACCCAGATAACCATCACTACCACCTTCTCCGGCGCGATACGCAAAGTACATGGAACGGAACTTGCCATCAACCACGGCAGGAAGACCCGGGCAGATCAGGGTTGGAGGAATGGGAACAGACTGCACCCCATTATATTCGAACGGTTCCTCGCCGAACAAGGCAACCACTTCATCTCCGACCTTGGCATTCTCTATGGTGTGGATCGTTTGTGTCCAGCCATACATGATGTTATACCCCTTATCTTCTTCAGCAGAGTTGACGATAGTCGGCGCAAGCGTGCCATCCTCGAATCGCATCCAGTTGTTGTTCTTGAGCTTTCCGATGATTTCCACGTTTACTCCATCTTCGCATTTTACCAGATAAGCACCCAGCTTGTCCGCAATCTGATTCACTCCGAACTGGAAAGCAGGCGTAGCACCAATGCCATTGTATACGCTTCCTTCAACATTCCATGAGCCGATCTTGGGCATGACGGACGGTTCCAGTACTACCGGATTCGTATAGGTGATACCCAACGCCTTGACGGTCGTTTCGATATACTCGCCATATCCGATGATGGAAGACGTACCATCGGCATTGGTCGCTTTCCATGTGATATTGTAGTACTTCTCCGGATTCTCGATCACACGCCCGCCGGCAGTGATCTCGCAGCGGGACTTGATCAGTTTCTCTGTCCCGATGTCGTTAATCGTTATGTAAGCTCCGGCAATCGGTACCTGTTTGGCGTTTTGGAAAACAGGAAGATCCACACGGATATTATACTGCACCATCAGGGCAGCATTGGTAGGTGATGCCGGTGCAGGATCTGCCTCTCCCTTATAGGCTGCACGGCATTCCAGCTTGATATTTTTAAAACGGGAAGCATCCACGACAAGCGTGCGAGGAAAGGTTCCGTCGGAATTGGGCGTAGTAACCAGCCATGTATCTGAAGTAGTAACCAGGCGGGTATATTGCCCATCCTTGACATACCACCAGTATACGGCGTTATCCTCGGAGAGCTTTATCTCACCGCTCTTGAGGATAGCCTTTACCTGTACCTGCCAGTTGGCGGAATCGGTGTCGTCTATCTTCGTAGGATCTACAATAACTTCCGTCGGGGAGTCGGCCATCAATGAGAGCAGTGAGGCTTCGTAGTAGATTGTACTGAGCAGTTGCTGCTCGATACGCGATTCCTGCCGGTTGGTCTTAGGATTGGTGTAGAAGGCCTCGCCGATCAGCAGGAAGGGCTCGTCTACCGGTGTGTTACGCTTCACTTTCAGCACCGGGATACCATCCTCAGAAGTGGATATCTCGTAATCGGAATTTCCTTCCGCTATCTTATTGGCAGGCTTGTATTCGCCCAGATACCAGTCGATACGGTCGAGCGTAGCGGGCCCCTCGGTGATCACTCCGTCAGGGTCCTGAAGATTCACCGCTACCGTTACAACGAGCGGAAGGATCGCAGAGTATGAAGGATAAAAAGCATTGTCGTCACGGCTGTACTTCTGCTGGAAGGAGCCGTCACCTACAATCTTCATGCCGGAACTGGCGTTCAACGGCTTGACCTGGATGTTGATTACTCTTTTCTGTTGCATATGATTATAAATTAAATTGTAATTCTTCTGATTCCCGCAGATAATTCTCTTCGCCCAACGGGATAATGGCTTCTACCCGGAAAGTCACCGAACGGGCGTTCAGCCACTCAGATCCCATATCCGAGGAAATAAGGTGAACCTTGTTCTTTTGTCCGTCCACGAAGACAGGCGACCAGGAATTATCCTCAGCCGGTATTCCCGAATCCCTGCTCCAGGTGATCTGCGTACCGGCAGTGTTCATCACATCCTCGGTTATGTCGACTGTCCCGTGGTAAAACTTAGCCTCTATCACCGTATCTATCAGCCCGTAGAAGAAGCTGAAGCCATTGCTGCTTTCAAAGTCAATGGAGAACTCGCCATTGCCTTCCAGGAACGCCCAGTCGGTGGAGTTCCATTTCGGTTCAAGCAAGGTGCCCGTCTTCAGGCATTGCCACTTGCTGCCACGATGATAGACGGTACTGATCTCATTGCGCCCGGTCACTTCGTTCCTTACCTCGAAGTAGTATTTCTCACCTTCCTGCCAGATGCCTCTGTCCACCAGTTCGTAGACCGGTTTTCCCTCCACATCAACGCGGATGTCATCCTGACGGATAAGACCCCGACAATAGATATAGCTCTGCCGGTAGTTGATGGGCAGGTTATCGAAGATCGAAAGATTCTTCATCTTGCCTATCAGGATAGAGTAATTGTTCTCTTCCAGAATCGGCTTGGTCACACCATCGAGCATACAGATACATTTCTCGTAAGAGGAGATGTACCAGTATCCCTGACGGTCCTCATCGGATGTATTACCCCTACGGGTGATAGCCATCAGCTCCTCGGGCGGGTAATTCTTGCCGCCCGGAACTTCGGAATCCGGATACATCACCACATCGATATAGTTATCCGTCGTATTGGTCTCTATAACACGCATCCAGGAGGTACGGTAACTGCCGCCTCCCGTCAGGAGATCATTGACAGAACCGTAGATGATGTCGTTTACAGCGAATGCGTTGAAGTCCGTATCGTGACGCTTGCGAAGAAGCAGACGATAGGTGCCTTCGGAGAGTTCTTCGATACTCTCAATCAAGCCCGATTCGGAATATGAATAGTCGCCTTCCTGGGCGGAAAGACGGTTGAAGATCAACTCAAGGACCGTCAGCGAATTACGCAGTTCAAGGCTGCTGGCCTGGATGCGACCGTTCTTGTCCATGATGATACCACTGCCGGCAATAAGAGAATCGATGGCCTTGCCCACTTCCAGCCCACCTAGAAAGCGAACGAGGAAGTTGGTGGAATCGGCTTGGTCCTTACGCAGGAGTGTTGACAGGGATTTCAGCGCGGAAAATACGTTATAGTCCGAAGGCTGCTTGCCGTCTCCTACCTTGATAATATCAAACAAGGAGGTCTTCTCCGTCTGGCTTGCCAGCACATACTGCAGGTTATCCAGCGAAGATTCTATGGATGACTTCCAGGAGCTGCTGACCGCAGCCGAGCAGTCGATAGTCGCCTCCGAGAGATTCGTGAGCTTTCTCTCCATACGCGTGATGCGGGTATCCAGGTATCCTTCCGCAAAGTACTGCTCATCCTCCAGTTTTACTCTCTGCCCAAGCAGAAGCGGTACCTTGTTTTTATCTACATAGATATAATCCGTATCGGAGGAGTAGATCGAGATGTCACGGCTGTACTCTTTCAAGTAGTTTTCAACAGCCTGCTCCAGCTGCCGCTCGGCTATCGGATAATACTCATCCGGCATGCGGATATTGGTCAGTATATAAGTATCGCCCGCCTTTGGAATGAGATTACCTCCCGGTATCTGGGTATCTTCATCCGGATAGGTATTGATGATCTCAAACTCTTTTGTATCATTATGCCAGTTGCATTCGAACTCCCTGCCCTCAAGATCACCGCTTTCGAAAGTGATGAGTATCACCTTTCCACTGATCATATAATCGTCCGGATTGAAGGGCAGCTCGTTATCCTTGACGTAGTATACAGTGTAATCTCCTGTCTCCTCGTTTGTCTTTTCTTCAGAACGGACAGAAGATACGGTACCCAGCCGGTGTGGAAAGATATCACTGAAGGCACTTTCTTCTCTGTGTTCTTTCAGTCCCAACTGAGTATTAAGATCTATGTACGTAACACGGGAAGGTAGCTGCAGATGTGTAAATCCGTACTTCGACGGATCGATATTCTTCGTGCTGCCAACGGGTATCAGGCGGGTAAACCACTTGATGGAATCCGAGTTCTCGCTTTGCGTAAGACCTGTCTTGAGACCCTTCATGTAGCCGAGCGTGACACGTTCACCCCGCTCGCATTTGCTCAGGTTCAGATACTCTCCGTCCAGCCACCATTCCGTTTCAAATGCCTGAGCGATTTCAGCGGCGGCATCCCAGCAGTACAGGCCGTTAAAGTTGATCGTTTGCCGGTTGGCGGTAATGGCTTCACCGACTCTCCATGTCACAGCGTCGGTATTCCGGTTCATGTTGTCCACCAGCTTCTGGAGGTATTCCATCGGTGTCCCGTCATAGGCAAATACGGATTCCAAGTCGTCACTCCCTTGGTTGAGCCGACAGAAGAGCAGGTCCTGCATGTCATGCTCGCGACCATAGAAGCTGATGTTATAGGTATATTTTTGCGTGTTGGTCTTTTTCGGGCGATACTCCTTTTTGATAGAAAATCGTTTGCCGCCTACTTCGATGTAATCACCCACTGACAGGACAAAGAACTCCCAGGTGGTAAAGTTGACACTCACCACGAATTCGGAAGCCACTTCTTCTGACCAGCGGGATGAAGAATCCGGGCTTACCTTCTTTTTGAAATTTCCTTCTCTATCGTAGATGACAAGTTCCATTTACGGGCAATTTAAATCGTTTTTAATCTTCATTTAAAAAAGGTTTCGGCTCGCGGAAGGTCACCGTAAATCCGGCGATCTGCTGACCGGTACTAGCCAGACTGGTAAAATGGCTGTATTTAGAGTATTCCTTCATATAAGCTTTCATGACCCTGCCAATCTCAGGCACATTTATTTTTAGCCATCCGGATTTAAGCAGGGCGATCACGGCATTGTAGTGCTCGAACCATTTAACTCTCGTCTCCGCTGCGATAGCCATCTTCAGGGTAATGTCCCGTGCCTCATAGCGGGTAAGCAACAGATCGGGCAGTTCCTCTCCGTCAAGTTCCCGATAGCTGACGGAGGTATACTCCTTCATCTTGGGTGGTTTCATCAGGGAGTCATAATTGGTATGATCGCCCGCGTTTTCCTCCCAGAGAAAACAGCCGTATATGGCCATATCGATATCGTTGATATAAAAGAGTCCTTCTTCTACCTTCATAATCCTATCCTTTCATTTTAACACCACGACGCAGGTCCATAATGCCTTCGTCTATCGTTTCAAGATGCTTGAGATACTCCGAGTTCTCCGCTATCTGGCTGATCGCTGTTGCCATCATCTCAAGAGTAGAGGAGATCAGGTTGTCGATATTGATCACATGATCGAGCATGGCATTACCGATTCCTTCCAGCCTGCCGGCAGTCTCCTCCGTCATCGAGGTAATGGTTCCGGCCCTTCCTTCCTGCGTGGAGGAAGAGGAGGAAGTCCATCCAAATATATCTTTCAGGGCATCACGCTCGGCAAGCGCATCCTCGACAATCTTGTTCCATTCTTCCTGTAGGTCTTTGTACTCGTCGGTATTTATCCCACCTTCCTTGTTATAGTTTGCGAACTTGTCGTACCAATCTTGCAGACGCTTATCGTAGGCATCCGTCAGATTGGTCATAAGGATTGCTTTCTGCAGGTATGCGCTAAAATCGTCCGCAAAATCCTGAGAGTCACTCTCCATGTCCAGGAGTGTGTCATAAAAAGCATCACGCATGCTGTCAAAGGATACCTGCGTCAGCTGCTCCTGAATCTGCTGGTTGATTTCCTCGATACGTTCCCCGCCTTCGATGATCTTGTTCAGATATTCCGCGACAGACTCATCCGCAGTAAGTTTTGCCCAGAAGTCGGGAGCCATTTCTTTCAGCCGTTCGAGCTGGTCGGCGGTCAGGCTGAAGATTTCATTCATCCGGTAACCGATATCATTCGGGTCCATACCGATGGATCGGGCAAATTCATCCCACTGATCCCATTCATACTGGCTCATACTGTTGCGGATACGTACACCGATAGAGTGAGAGCCGGTAGAAGCTCCCGAGTTTAGCCGTTCCTTACCCAGCCGCTTGTAGGATTCAAGGCTTTTCTGGGCAAGATCAAGGGTTTCCTGACCAACCCTTGCCGCTTCCGAGCCGTAGGACATCTCAATATATTCCGACTTCTTGTCGATGAGTTCATCCCAAATTTCGTTCAGACGATTGTACTTGTCGACCATCTCGTCGTAATCGGAATAATCAGCACCGCCAATATTAAACTTACCCAATGTCAGTACATTGGCAAAGCCGCCCCACATTTTCCCGGCTGCACGGCCCAGTGACTTTACAATATCACCGGCAAAATTGACCAGACCTTTCTCTCCAATCTGATCAAAGATGGCTAAAACAGCGGCTATGATTCCTCCTATTTTACTACCGGATTCTGACAATGTATCAACAAGAGATCCAACAGCACTACCAAAAGATGCTAAACTCATATCTGCATCTCCGAGCTGGTTCATTGCATCAGCGACGGCTGTCAGATTTTTAACAGCCTTATTCTTTGAGGTCTCCAGATTCCCCTCTGTGTTGCGGACTTTCGCTTCAGCATTATTCTTGTTCTTTCGGGCAGTCTCAGCTTCTGCGCTGTCTATCCCATATTTCTTTACCGCTTCGTCATATGCCTTCTGCGCTTCGGTCAATTCACCGACCGCTTCGGAATAGTCACGTATGGATTCGGTCAGGTTGCCGAACAGTCCACCTTTGTTGATGACCTCCTCGTCGATCTTGCCGATAGCTTCCTCGATGACCTTGATTTGCTCAGGAGTGGCATTCTTCTTAAATTCTGGACTATTACGAAAAGCGACGATTTGTTTCTTTACCTTCTGTAGTTCCTGCTTTGTCACCCTGTCCAGATTACCGAAGACAACATCCCAATTGATGACGTTCTTGAGCTCTGTAAAATCAAGGGCGGACAATGCTTCGTCACGCTGTTTTGCCAGCAGCTTCTTGTCATACTCGTTAAGACCCTCCTGAGAGGACTTCAAGGTATATTCCTTCATGATCGCGGCACGCTTCTGCTGGTAGGTGCCGTATTCTTTGTTGTATTCAATCCAGGACTTCAGATCTTTCTCCTGAAACTCCTTGTCAATCGCGTAAAGATCCTTTGCATATTGCTGATAGGCGACAAGCCGTTGTTGCTGGGCATTCGTTTTTACCGCTTTCTTCTCTTCAGGAGTAGACTTGACACCCCGCTTCTTCTCGGCTTCCTCCATCTTCTTGAGTGTATCACGTTCCTGCTTGTTGATTTCGGCAAGGGTTTCTTCCAGTTCCTGTTTGGCCAGTTTTTGTCGTTTTTCAATTCCGTCCTTCATCACGGCGATGCGGGCAGTTTCCAGCTTCTGCTGTGCCTTTATACGGGCATCGGCAAGTTCGTCCTGGTAGTCGCGGGCGGATTTGCCGGTATCCTTTTTTTCATAGTCATCGATACCGGCAGCTTTAAGTTTTTTCGCAGCTTCGATAAGTTTCTTGTTATATATGGACGTATAGGTTTCAGCATCCTCTTCCGCCGTTTTCTTGATCACTTCCTGATTCTTGATGCCTGCCTCCCATACGGTTTCCGCTCTGGACTGGTCCTTTTTCTGAGATAATGATCCGGGTACCCATTGGGGATCAAATAACAGGAAAGAGATCGCTTTGTCCTTCAAGTTTGGACCTTTCTCTTTCCTCTTGTCTATTTCGATCTGTGCCTTTAAAGCTTTCTCGGCTTCCTCGGACGCCAGTTTGAACGCGGCAGCAGCTTCCGCTCTCAAGGTCATGGCTTCAATAAAGGCTGCCGTGTTATCCACCAACAGGTTTTCAGCATCGTTTACATTATTAACGGCAACATCCAGCTTCTTGAACTCATCAGCATTATCCTTGATAAACTCTTTCTTTTCCTTAAGGTTGTCTCCCAGCTCATTCCATCTGTCTTGCAAAGAACGGATGGTTATAATTTTTTTTGAAAGATCGGCGGCATCCATGCTTTCATTCACCTTCACCTGTGCATCGGCAAGATCTGTCAGCGTGTTTTTCCCTTTCACTATCTGAGAAAAGAAATTCCCGATCTCCTTTCCGTATACGACAGTCAGCGTAATTGCCGTAGCCATTGCCGTCTGCCAAGAGAACAGGGAGGAAAGCGTCTGTTTCCATACAGGAGTGGCTTTCTTTCCCGCGGCAGTCAGAGCTTCGTATTCCTTTCGTGCCGATGCCAATGCATCGGTAAACATGGGGATGTTGTTGGAGATAGCCAGGAAGAACATCTGCGGCCCCATAGCGAGGGCAGGCAGCTCACGGGCAATCTGCTGCATGCTCATCTTCACATTGTTGAGCTTGGGAGCAGGATCGTCCTGCATTATAGGAGTCCCGTTCGACCTGTTCTTGGATGCAGTATACTTATCCAGTTCAGCCGTCAGGGAGCGGATGCCGGCTTCCAGTGTTTTGATCCTCGTCTGATCCTGTTCATCAATAAAACCGGCGGCGGTAGCCAACAGCGACTTCTGCCGAAGAACATCCAGATCCCGTTGCATGGCAGTGATGATGGCCTTCACCTTCTGCTCGGCAGTAGACAGTGCCTGAACCTCCGCAGTGATATACGAAGAGATATCGAGTTTTAGAAGTCTGCCCTTACCAATCTTCTGCAGATCTTTGAGCTCCGTTTTCAGCTGCTCGATAACACCACCAAGAGCCTGGATTTCCGCCATCTGCGCATCGGTATTCACACCTGTGGACATAGCCTGCTTGAACCGCTTCTGCAGGTCTTTGAGCTGAGACTCCAGATTAGCAATGACCGCTTCCGTATATTTACCCATACTCCCCAGGTTGCCCTCCACGGATCGCATTCCTTTGAGCGTCTTGTCATCAAGCAGTATTTCCAGTCTGACGGGTTCCATTTATCCTCCTAATCTTGTTTGAAAATATTCTGTAGTAAAATTCTCCGGACGACGGTTCTTTTCCCTTTCGGTAAGCTCCTCCTTTGAGATATACCGGCTGACATCCATGTTCATCACCAGCAGCTCCGCATAGCTGATCTTCCAGAGAATATAGTGTTTTGAACATCCGAACCGCTCCATAGACTGAGCGATGATACCGAGAATGCTATGTGGACCTTCATTACGGCCCTTTAACTCATCCTCTCTTTGTGGCTTCCGATTGGTTCGAGCAGCTTTGCCGCCCTGGCTGCCAATGGAATAGTATTGCAAAAAGCCTGTACATCTATGCCCGAGAGCAGCTGTATCAACGCTGCCGTAAGCATGGCAGGATGTACACGCCATCTAAGATACCAGGCAACGGGCTTTACAAACAGCCATCCAGTAATCCATCCTGTGCAGATGGACAGGGCAACAATCTCGCTGACAGCCTTTCCCTTCTCTGCAATAAACCTCAGACGGGCGTCATACTCCATATCCTTGATTTCTTCCGGTGTAACACCCAGCTTCAGATAGCGAAGGGCTATCCGGATGATCGCTCCTGCCGGTGGACGATGCATGACAAGGGATGACTTTCCTTTCCGTTTGCCGAAGATCCTTCGGGGTATCACCGGTATGCGGATGCCAACGTCAAGCAGCATTTCAGCTGCCTGGCGCTGTGTAGCTTTGCTGTTCATTATGCTCCCTGGTTAGGCAGTTCGCTTGCCGGTGGTACCTCACCGGGTGCAAAGATCTTGTAGGCAGGCTTGTTTTCGCCCGCCTCCTGCATTTCCAGTTCGCACGAGATACCCAGCACGTTGCTAAAGTTGATGCCGTTGGCAAAGTTGCAGGTAAGCAGCCCGTTATAAATGCGGATGGTATGTCCGGTGGTACATCCGATGTCAAACACACCCTGAACATCCTTGTCCTCGGTCGGCGGGGTATAGTTGCCTTTCTCGTCAGCCGTTCCACCCATGACCTGTACCATGTTTTCGGCCAGCAGCTCAATCAGGGTAAACGTCCACATCTTGGTTCCGGGAGTACCCTTGATCACGGCAAACGGCGCATTGCGTTTCTGTGCCGCCCAGATGCGGTTCTTGGTTGGGGAATCTCCGCCCGGCTGCATGCCGTCCTCGGAAATCAGACCAAGTGCCGATCCGTTATATTTAAGCGAGCTTACTCCATAGATAGCTCCAGTATTCTCCATATCAATCTGATTTTAAATTGTTCTTTAATTTGCTTTTAAGCCACCTGGATCCTATTAAAAGGAGCAGGCATGTAAGGCATACTGCTATGACCTTTATCTTTGCCCGCTCCCAAAAGGAGGGTTCAGGTGTTATTTCTTCCTTCAGCGTGTCGGCGACTTCCTCGTTTTCCGCAAAACTCCTCTCTATGGTGACCTGCTCTTTCCCTTCAGTCTGTGCCGTGACCATCAGGCCACCTTCTCCGTCCGACTCAATCCTGAGATCCAGACCGTTTTCCTTTTTTTGCACACCTATACCTTCAGGGAGGCTTGCGATCATCTTCATGCGCTCGGGTTCCAGTGTCAGGCTCGCCATCCTCATCGGGTCCCGCACGGAGGTGATTACCTCGGTTCCGCTCCGCTGAAGAGACCCCGAGTGGATGGCTGTCCGGCTCTCCCTGCTTGCTGCGCAGGAAGATAACAGCAGGACAATACTCAACATACCTGCACTGATGGCACTTACGTAGCGCCTGTTCAAGAACGATGATCTTTCCATTGACTTTTCTTATTTGATCACTTAATTCCAGAGTTGTCGAGGACAGGTCGTCATACAGCTGGTGATACACGCCTTCATCTTCCTTGACCGCACGGACCTTCGTCAACCTGCGGTCACGCCACCAGCCGATGGCCATGACGACTATCCCTGTAGGAGCAAACCAGTCCTGCAAAAGGGTAAGTACGGTACTCCAGTCCATGACGAATCAATGAGAGGTGATTACACGACTTCTTCTTCCTCGGATTCCGATGGTTGCCCACCTTCTTCCTTTGCCTCGGCTGCTTTAGCGGCAGCTGCTTCACGTCTTACTTGAGCCCAGCGTTTTTCTGCGGGTGCTGTCTGTTCTTTGCTCTGTGCTGTAGTTCCATCCCACGAATAGATGGCTCCAATCGCTTCCTGTTTCTTCGGCAGCACGATATAGTAATGGCGGAAGTTTACCAAGCTCTCCTGAGCGGTCGGATTGGTCGCAGCTTCGCTGTAGTACATCTTCGTAGAACCTTGCGCACGGAACATGCGGGGTACATAGAACACAAAGGATGCCTTCATGTCGGTTTCGGCCGGTGCCTGAGTATACGGTACCTTGACTCCCTCTTTGGTAAAATACGGGCAGTTGATGAACGTATAGATCTGGAAGCCGAACATATTAAGCAGCTTGCCGCTAGTATAGTTGTAGTACTTGTCCTTAAACGACTGGTCCTGTTCAAGCAGGTCGTTCACATGATCCGGGCAGAGCACCAGGCGACGTCCGTCTTCAGGTACCTCCGCATTGTCGAGCGCACGCTTAAGGGCAATAATGTCCTTGAGGGTCATTTTCTTTCTTCCGGCAGCATCCGCCTCTCCACTGGTAGGGATCACCGGAGTCTTGGCTGTATGGCTATATGGAGCCAGCGCATGCGCAGCTTTCTTATAACGGATACGGTCGATGGCGGTTCCATGACGCTGGATATCCAGTGAGAGCTTGTCGTAAGAGATCGCATAGAGCTGGTCATCCGTTACACGAGTAGCCTTGGTCTGGAACTTGTCCAGCCCGATAGGGATGTCACCTTCTACCAGATCCTGAACCGGTATCGGATAAGTCGTATTATTTACCAGTACATCAGGATCGCCACCCACATCTACCAGGTGGATAATCTCATTGTTGACTTTTGCCGAATAATCAGGGATACCGTCCAGGAAGGAAGCGGTCAGTCCCGCATCCATCTGTCGCACCAGTTCACCGGTCCATACTTCAGTATATACACCTTCCAATGCGGCAGCTACCGGTGTAAAGTTTGTAAGGGCCATCGGAATAACGACTCCCGATATGGCGCCATAGGCCGGATTGATTCCAACGATGGAAGCCAGGACAATTCCCATTACGACGTTAAACATCGTTCCGGTCAGAAATTTCAAGACATTTTTCTTTTTCATTTTTTTTAATATTGTTATTGGTTAAACAAGCTGCGGACAGTCCACTCCAAACTGTTTCTTATACAGGCGCTTGTACTGTTCCGGGTCGCCAGAACGCATCAGTTTGAGTTCTGCTTCCGGTACATCCTCCCATTTCTCGTAGACGCCTGCGGAAGCGGCGGAAGACGTCTTTCCTCCCGCAAGGATGGCTGTGGGACGCACGGCCGCGTTCATCGCATCAAAGGTGAGTTTGAGAGATTCGGCTCCTACCGTCTTGCCCAGCGTGATGAAATGTTCTTTCTTGTCGGCACCGATCTTGCCTTCGGCAATGGCGGTATCCACCAGCGTAGTGACACCCGCGAGCTTCAACTTGTCCAGCTCTTTCTGCAGGTTATCCTTCTCGGAGATGAGCCGGGCATTAGCGTTCTGATATTCCAGAACCACATTGATCTTTTTCTGCACGTCTGTCAGCGTTGCGGCATCCGTGAGGCCCAGCATCAGGGCGACTGCTTTCAATTCTTCATTCATTTGAGGTAATGTTTTTGGATGATTATTGTTTTTCAGCAGCGGAAGACTGTGCGCACCCTCCTGCCTGCTGAGTTTGAGTTCCTTTCCTTCATAGACCAGGCGAAGATTGTCGTCATTGCCGCCGATGTCCACCATGCTGTATTCCACCAGACGGGACTTGGTAACGGTCGGACAGGTCTGCCCGGGTTTGAGCAGCGCCGGATCTTCGGACATTTCCAGTATTTCAAAATGGGGTGATCCCATCCGCAGTGTGCCTTTTTCCCACTGCTGCTTGGCCAGCTTCGACTCTTCACGAACCTCATCGAAATAAGGCTCACCGGTAATCTCACCGTTCTCCCTGCGTATGTCCTTTATCATTCCGATGATGACACCTCTCTGGTGCATCCACAAAAGAATAGGATTGCGCTCGTACTGTGACAGGTCGACACCATCTGTCTTTACCCACGTACCATACTGGTTCAATGTCTCATTCGATATTCGGATTCTCTCGCCCATTGCATCTGTTTTTTGTCACAAACTTATACCGGAGAGAAAGCTCTTCAAAAAAACTATGCAACCTTTTCCTGCAACTGTGCAGCCCGTACGTCATTGTATGCAACCGCTACGTCATTTTTTTCTATCCGCCCCGGGGATGCGCATCTTTGTCTCAAATTTTAAACGACCGGTATGGCAAGAACGGAACATAAATCCAAAGAAACAGCGAAGGCACTCTACCTGAAGGGCGTCCCTGTAGAACGCATCCTCGAACTTACCGCAGTAGCGCGGCAGACACTCTCCCGATGGATCAACCAGGAGGGATGGAAAGAGCTCAAGGCATGCTATGGCATGACACGCGAGGAGATCACGCAGAAGATCCTCTCCATTGTCAATGACGCCATTGAAAATCCGGACGAGTACCTGAAAAGAAAGAAGATAGCCGACGATCTGGTAAAGCTGGCCGCCGCTATCGAAAAAATGGACAAGAGCACCAATATCATACACTACGTGGAAGCCTTCATACGGTTTGAAGACTGGCTGATGGAACACAGAAAAGAATACCCGGAACTGCCCGATGAAGTAGTGATGATACTCCATAGGCTGCATGATGACTTTATCTCACCATTTTTTATAAAGAAGTAATATGACCGAACAGGAAAGAAAAGACGCTTATAAGCGCTGGCTACAGCAGAGCGAGAGACTCAAACGGCTGACATCGGACAAGCGCATCGAGACCCCGGAAGAGAAGAAACGCAACATTGCCCGTGCCCTGAAAGACTACAACTATTTCTGTCAGCGTTATCTGAAGCATTATTGCGAATGTCCTAACGCCAGGTTCCAGAATGACGCGGCCCGCTATCTTTATAACAATTCCAACTGCCGGGCTGTATTCAAATGGCCGAGAGGGCATGCCAAGAGCGTCCACCTGGACATCGGTGTACCGCTGTGGCTGAAATTCAACGGCATGCTGCACGTGATGGTGCTTGTGGGCAAGAGTGAAGACAATGCCGATGCCCTGCTGGGAGACTTGCAGATGGAACTGCAGTCCAATCAGTACATCATCGAGGATTTCGGTGAACAGTACAATGCCGGCTGCTGGCAGGAAGGCGAGTTTGTCACCAAAGACCGCTGTGCCTTCTTCTCGCGAGGAAGAGGACAGTCACCGCGCGGACTCCGGTTCCGCGAGATGCGTCCGGATTATATCGTTGTGGATGACCTTGACGATGATGAGATGTGCCGCAGCGAGGCCCGTGTACGGGAAATGACCAAATGGATCAAGGAAGCCCTCTTCGGATGCTTTGGAGGAAAAGGAGGACGCTTTGTCATGGTCGGCAACCTGATCGGCAAGAACAGCGTGCTGCAGAGGATCATCGACAGTCGCACGGTACATACCAGCTCGGTGAATGCCTTTGACAAGAACGGCAATCCCGCATGGCCTGAAAGGTATACAACCGAATACCTCAAGGGACTCGAGGAATTCATGGGATACCGCTCCTTCCAGAAGGAGTACATGAACAATCCCATCACTGAAGGAGCCGTATTCCAGGAGAGATGGATCAAGTACAGACGGATGCTCAAGCTGAAATACTATGAGAGCATCGTTGTCTATGTCGACCCTTCCTGGAAAAGCACCGGAAAGAACGACTACAAGGCGTGCAAGATGTGGGGACGACCACAGAGAGGACTCAAGACGGCATCCCCGAGGGAACTACACTGCATACGTGCCTTCTGCCGGCAATGCAGTGTGGGAGAAATGGTGCGCTGGCTCTACGACCTGTACGAATCACTTCCGGAGGACTGTGCCGTATCCTTCTATATGGAGGCCAACTTCATGCAGGATACCATACTCGACGAGTTCCAGCGGGAAGGAGATCTGAGAGGATACCAGCTGCCCATCATGCCGGACACCCGCAAGAAGCCCGACAAGTTCGCACGTATCGAAGCCATATCACCCTTGTGGGAAAGGGGATTCGTGTGGTACAATATCAAGTACAAGGATGATGCCGACATGAAGACATCCATTGACCAGACACTCTCCTTCGAACAGGGAAGCCGGGCACATGACGATTCTCCGGACGCGGATGAGGGTGCGATCTACAAGCTACAGAAACAGGTACGGCAGGATATACTGCCACCTCGTCTTGGGGTCAGGGAGCCACCCCAGAAAAGATGGTAATCATTTAAATATATCACTATGTATATCACGGAACAGGATTATATCAATATCGGAGAGAGTGCCCTGGATATCGTCCAGCAGAGCAAGCCGGAGAACCGGGAAGCGGCGGAGAAGTTCGCTATGGACTTTGCAGCCGGATATCTGAGGGCAAGGTATGACGTGAACGCCGCTTTCGCAAGAGAAGGAGAGGAGAGAAACATGGCACTCGTCGGATGCCTGACGGATATAGCGCTCTACAGGATGGTGCTCAGTCTGCCCTCCCGGATGAGCTGGGAGAAGTATGAGAAGCAATACAGCCGGCAGGTGGAATGGCTCGAGGCCGTACAGTCCTCCGCTGTGATGCTTGACCTTCCGACCGTCACCGGACCGAACGGAGAGGAGGATTACCACAATCCCATCCGCACAGGCGAGGGAGTCAGAAACAATTATATCTGGTAAGTCATGGGAAATAAAAGAAAAGAAAACACCCGGTTCGGAAACATCGACCTGGCACGTCCGGCGGACCGCCGCAGAGTGAAGGACGTGACCGTCAAACTGCAGTTGCAGACGGAAAACCTCACACGCAATGACCTGAAAACATGGCGGTGGGCATGGCAGCAGGCCATCAACGTAGAGCAGCCAAGACGCACAAAACTCTATAATATCTACACGGATGTGGATGTGGACGGACACCTCACGGGGTGCGTCGAACAGCGGACGGGATTCGTGATGAACAAGGGATTCAAGATCACGGACAGGAACGGGAATGAGATGGATAACGTCAAGGAGCTTTTCGAGGCTCCCTGGTTCAAGGTATGGATGAGACTCAGCCTGGAGAGTATCTATCAGGGAAACTCGCTCATCGAACTCGGGCCGGTGATCACGGTGGATGATAAGCCGGTATTCAGCCATATCAAACTGGTGCCGCGCACACATGTCATTCCGGAGTTCGGCGTAATCATCCGCAGCGAGAACGATACCTGGCAGTCGGGATTCGATTACCGGACGGGAGCGGTGTCATGGAACGTAACGGAGGCCGGAGGCACACACGACCTGGGACTCTATCTCAAATGCGCGTTGCAGACCATTCCGAAGAAGAACATGGCCAGCTTCTGGGACATGTTCGGCGAGATCTTCGGCATACCGCTGCGCATCGGAACAACCACCAGCCGTGACCCGAAGGAATTCGACAAGCTGGAGAAGCTGCTGCGTAACATGGGAGCGGCATCCTACGGACTTTTCCCGGAAGGGACCACGATAGACATCAAGGAATCCACACGCGGTGACGCCTATAACGTATATGATAGACGGATCGAACGATGCAATTCGGAACTGAGCAAGGCGATACTGACACAGACCATGACTGTTGACAACGGAGCCTCGCTCTCACAGTCAAAGGTGCATGAGAACATGCTGGATAACCTGATCAACAAGGATGCCGATATGATACGTGACCTGGTAAACTGGCAGCTGATCCCGCGCATGATTTATCATGGATTCCCGGTAAAGGGATGCAGATTCGAATGGGATGACAGCGTGACCTATACTCCAGAACAGCAGGTGGCATACGAAAGAATGGTCATGGAGCATTTTGAAGTAGATCCCAAATATGTTATTGAGAAGTACCAGATGCCGGTCAAGGCACGTAAGGAAACGACCCAGCAGCTGGTAAAACCTTTTTTCGACTAGGCCCCGCTGATTATGCGGGGCTGCATGAGAGGGCAAGGCTTGTATATGAGAACGCTTCCCTGTCCCTGGCTCAGGAAGAGGAGGAAGAAAATGATACGGTAGAAGTCGACACCTCTTCCGTCGAAGCGGCATTCGTTCTGCTGATGGCATGGCTGCACCGACAGGAACAGTTTTCCCCAGAGATGCTGAAAGAGGAGGAGGTGAGGAACTTTATCCGTGAGACCGCCACGCTGCTGGACGGAGCTGTGGACTATTCTATCCGGGAAGTTCCCCTGGATGAGGTGAGCATCGAGCGACTCAAGGAGTCTAACTATGTATTCAGCGGGATCAAGACCTTTCATGAGCTCAATGAGGCGTTTCCTTCCCTGCTGGATGAAAAAGGGAATAAAAAGCCGTTTGAACGGTTTTTAAATGACGTCCAAAAGATCAACAATACGTATAACGGTTCCTACCTGAAGACGGAGTATAACTTCGCCGGCGCGGCAGCGCTGATGGCGGCGCAATGGAAAGATTTCGAGAAGGATTTCCAGGAGGATGGAGACCGTTACAACCTGCAATACCGGACTGCGGGTGACGAGCGGGTACGTAAGAGTCATCAGTTGCTGGAAGGGATTACGCTCCCGATTACCAGCAAGTTCTGGGACTGGTATTTCCCGCCCAACGGTTTCGGCTGCAGATGCGTGGTACAGCAGGTGAGAAAAAGCAAATACCCGCAAAGTGACGAGCAACAGGCCATAAACCTGGGATCGCAGGCGACCGCCGGTAAATATCAGGAGATGATGCGTTTCAATCCGGGCAAGCAGATGACCACTTTTCCTGCATACAATCCCTATACGAGAAAGGGATGTACCGATTGTAACGGAAAAGGATCGGACAATGAGCTCTGCCGGGCATGCAGGATCGTGCGTAAACAAGTGAAAGGAGGAGAAAATGGCTGAGAAAGATACAAAGAAGGTGATCAGGGAACTGCAGCAACGGATCAACCGTTACATCCGTCTTACTCTGAAGGACATCAAGACGGAAGCCAAGGAGGAGTTCGACCGGAACTTCCAGCGGGAGGCTTTCTTTACCGAGAAGTGGAAAAGAAGACGGTACGCTCAGGATGAGACCCGGGGAATATTGCAGCAGTCAGGAACGCTCCGCAAAAGCATACGGGCCGAGATCATGGAAGGCAACAAGGGAGTAGCGTTTACTTCATCCGTTCCCTATGCCAGGATACACAACGAAGGTGGAACCATTACCGTTACCCGAAGGATGAAAGGATATTTCTGGATCAAGTACAGGGAAGCTATGGGCAAAATGGGATATACTCTGAAAGGAGAACTGCGCAGGACCAGGAAAAACCGGCAGCTGTCCTCGGATGCGGAATTCTACCGGGCGATGGCCTTAAAGAAGGTCGGCAGCAAAATTGTCATTCCCCGCCGGCAGTTCATAGGCACACACCCGGATCTGGAGAAACTGCTGCTGGAAATAGCAAAGGAAAATGTCAAGGAAGCATTTAACGACTAATTATAACTATCATGAGAAGTTTTTTCTTTTTACAGCTCCAGGAGCATCTGGAAAGACTGACGGACGATAAGGGAGAGGCCCTTGTCAAAACCTACGACCTGTGGAACGAGCAGGTGGATTTTATTGAGGAGGAAGAGCCTTTTGCCCGTCCCGCCGTATTCCTTGAGTTCATGCCTTACAAATGGCAGATGCTCTCTGCCGCCACACAGACGGCAACTGTTCCCATCAGGCTGCATATAGTCACCGACTGGAAAGGTTCCTCCAGGAAGGGAAGCAAATATCAGCAGCAGACACTGGAGCGCTTCAGCCTGCTGGAGAAGATCAGCAGACATCTGCATAACTTCCAGGGAAACGACGGAAAAGTATTCTTCGATATGTTCCGGCGTACCGCCAGCGATACGAATCATAACCACGGAGAACTGATAGAGGATATCGAGGAATACACTTTCCGCGTCACGCAGAAACTCTAGAAAAGACTCATCTGCATCTCCTTCTGCTTGGAGATGATACGGTCATCGGCACTGGCATTGATGATGTTGTAAAAGGTGCGCTCGCAGATCCTGAACTCCGGCCATATATAGCGCCGCAGGATCTCCCGGTTGGACAGCCCGTCACGGGAATGCTCGTCATAGATGCGCACGATAGACGATACACGGTGAACGTAGCTCCGTCCCGGAGTATTCATTCTGGATTTCTTCATACCTGAAAACAATTAAAAACAATCTTGAAAAACTTTTTACCTCAATGACAAAAGTAATGATTTCTAGAAAAATATCCAATTATAAGGAGGGAATTATAAAAAAGCCCTCAACGCTCGTTTTCTGATCCCCATCACAAAACAAAGATAAATGCACATTATCCACACGCTGAGGGCTAAAATCCTTAACGTGAATAATGTGCATTTGTTGTAATGGGGTGCACAAAAGTAACAATAAAAATTAGAAATTTATGTGTAAGAGCGAAATTTTCTTTAGACTGCTTTCCCTGACAGAGCAGGAAACGGAAGTAACAAGGGAGAGAATTTTGGGTGATTATAAGGATATGGAGGCTACCGATGCCAGGTATGTTCTTGTTACCCTTCTGACCGAGAAAGGACTGTATCCCGACCAAATCGCAACATTTCTTCACCGAACAGCCCGAGGCGTCCGGCACCTGATGAGACGAAACATCACCTCACCGATGATAAACATTTATCTGACACAAATCAGGAAGCGTGCGGGAAGCGATACATAGAATAGCCGGCGACAGACTAGTATGTTTGCAGTACGGTCAAGTAGTGACCGGAACCTAATAAAATTATAAAGGCTATGGCTGAAGAAAAGATTATTTGTTGCGGAGATCCTTACCGCGGCAACAATGATGCGCTCATGGGCGCATTGCTCGGCAGACAGGACAATGGTGCCGAAATGGCCGCCCTGATGAACGGCGGTGCAAACAACTGGATGAACAATCCTTTCGCTTACATGATGATGATGGGCATGATGCGCATGATGTACGGCGAAGGCTGGAATCAGGGAGGAAACCTCCAGAATGCCGAAATCCAGGGACAACTCAATGCGATCCGCACACAGATGTCCGACAACCAGAACAGCAATCTGCTTATGGACGGTATTCATGGAAATACGGGTGCCATCCGCTCGCTGTCAGACAACCTGAACTGCGATTTCAACATGTTGAACCAGTCCATCTGTGCTGTACGTTCCGCTATCCAGGAGGTATCCGGGCAAGTGGGATTCTCGGCTGAGCGCGTGATCAACGCGGTCAATATGGGTGATTGTAACGTCATTCAGGCACTGCAAAACTGCTGCTGCCAGACACAACAGGCAATCCTGAAGATGGGATACGAGCAACAGCTTGCGACCTGTCAGCAGACCGGTGAGCTCCGTAACGGACAACGGGATCTGGGCGTGGCAATCGCGCAGGGATTCTCCGCTACCGCCTTCCAGGCACAACAGGACAAGTGCGACATCATCCGCGCGGGTCAGGACAACACGCAACGTATCATCGATACGCTGAACAACCATTGGTCGGCTGAGGACAAGCTGAAGATCCAGGATCTTAAGTTCGAACTCTCCCAGGAAAGACAGAACCGCTACATCGCTTCCGTGATGAACGGAGGATGCGGATGCGCTTCGGGGAATATGGGGGTGGGAGTGTAACCGTAAAAACAGAAAACTGATATGGTTACATTATCACCCGTAGGATTGGCTGCCGCACCGGTGGCCAATCAGCTGGCAGTTCTGGCAACATTCAAGGAGAGGCTTTGCCGCCCCTTCTGCATCGACTCCAGTCTGCAACCGCAGGTTACGGTGAATTACACCGCCGGTACACCGGTGCTTAATGGCACAACGGTGTTTGTACCAGTTACCGCCGTGGTAACCGTAGTTACTCCCGGATGCGGATGCAGGGCTGCCACGCAACTGTTTACCGAACATTTTGTTGCGGCGTTTCAGGGACAGACGGCCGTTCCGACTTCCGTTACCATCACATCGGTGGGGCGGAGACAGGGAGGATCGGACGTACAATGCGGAAGGGCACATACCTATACGCTCAACGACTCACTGACCATCGTAATTGCGTAATTATTCCAGCCGGGAGGACCACAATAGGAAAACCTCCCGGACTGTTTTTAAAACCTTTAAAACGAATTTAAATTATGCTGATCAAAGATTTAAAGAACGGATATCCCATATACGTGCTGAACCACGAAACGCTGAAGGCTGAGACCGGTAAGGTCGTAAGCATTGGAGATCCCTATTTCCCGGCACAGAAGCCCGGACAGACTCCTCAGAACCTGGGAAGGGTGGTAGACGTCACTCTTCTGCTGGGAGAAAAGACGCAGACCTTCACCATGCCGGAGACGCTTTCTGTATGTTATGCCGGAACGTTAGTGTTCTCGGCCGACAAGGAAGGTATCCTCGCGGAAGTGCGTGCCACACGTGCACAGAGTCAGGCAGTCATAGACTCCTACGATAAACACCAGAAGAACGTGCAGACCTGTGATGACATCCTGGAGGAGTGGGATACGGATTACAAGGAAAAGAAGGAGAACGAGAAGCGCATCGGCAATCTGGAAAGTAAGGTCGACAAGCTCTCTGAAGTCATCTCTGAATTTATCAACGAATTCAAAAAGTAAAGGCCATGTACATGATCATTATCGGATGTGACTACAAAAGGGAGTACATCGAAAAATATGGCGAGCACTTCAACGAGAAGCTGGCAGAGTTTGCGATCCGGCATCTGAAGAATGTGGATGGCACCAATCATCGCTGGAGTATGGAGGATATCATCGAGGCATTCAAAAGAGAGAAACTTTCGCTTCCGGATAAGGAAAGCCTGCATGACCTGCATTATCTGGCCAACATGCTATACAGCGACTGGTATCCGGAGGCAATGATCACGGAACCGGTTATCCTCAAGGCTGCAAGGAAGTATCTGGAAGATCCGGATGGATTCAAAGGAATGATCTTCCTTGTGTGGCTCTATAAGATGAAGAAGAAGGGAGTGGAAATTCCCTGGAAGGAAATGATCGATTGACTTTTCTTATATACGAATAACGGGTGCTGCGGCTAGTCTGCCGGGCACCCGTTATTAATTCTCTTATAAATCATTTGTCAACTTATAACAAAAATCAAAAACATCATCTCTGTCTTTAAACATAAGATGTTCAGGTACTCTTTCGCTTAAAGCATTTCCAGAGGGTCTAATATAATAATCTAACTTTATACCTATATTGTCACCATTAAGAGTTGCATAAAAGCTAATACCAGTTATTTCTCCATATAATATTTTCACCTTATCTATACTCCAATAGTATAATTTGTCTCCTATATTATATTGGGTTTTAAATTCCATATTTTCATATTTATCTTTTTTTTATTTATCTTTGTTCCAAGATATGGTTTGGGATAAATGCTACCTACTGGTTTTCCCTGAAAGCGCAAGCAAAGTCGAGTGCGAATGGTAGACTATGCACGAGGTAATGGCGTATAGGTGAGTTCAAATCCACCACCATATCTTATTCAATTCATATCTACTTTTGTTACTAGTCAAATTTTGATGGCATATCTTCGGCAAAGACGAACGCTTCAGCATCATTATTCCATCTAATTTCTTTGTTTCCTTCGAAATCACGGAAGAAATGATCGTGTTCATCCTGTAAGGCGCATAGACCTATTTGAGTCGTTTCGTCAGATACAAAGTACTCATTATTGTAAGCCTTATATGCTTCCAAATCCGATATGACGGGAGAGAGAATCTTCTTTGTATCTTCGTTTTCGTAGACTTCCATATACAAGAACTCTCCGCCTTCGTACATATCCTGAACTGCAACGTGTTTTCCCTCAACTAACCGATTTAATGCTTCTAACGTCAGTTCAGGTTTCTCGTAAAATTCTACTGTAAAAAAGTTTTTTGTTTCCATTATTTTATTCCTTTCTTTCTTGTTATTAATCATTTAACATACTTATTTTCCTTGCACCATTGTAGCATATCATAGGCTGCAATACATAGATCATCACTAATTGATTCATGTTCCGGTACATCAGGGTAGATTGTATTCGGAGCATATAGAACACTCCATTTCTCCTGTATTACAAGATTGGTACTAATAATCAATTTATACTCTACTTTATTGATTTTAATAGAGCGAGGTAAAGCGTTGAGTACCCTTTCTAAATCCATTATTTACTTCCTTTCTATTTTGTTATACTCCAATTATCTCATCATTGATACGAAATATGCTATCACTCACAAAATCGTATATCTTATACATAAGTTCCGGTTCCTGTTCCTTTGGGGAATAGACCATTACTCTTTTGCCTACACCTTTCATCCATCCTGCTTCTGTGTTAGCAGACCGACCACAAGGAAGAACCATAACACAGACATCCGCCCACTTCATGCCGTTAAAATCTGAATCAAATCCTTTTTGTGCAATCGGGTGATTAAGAGCTTCACGATATTGCTCTGTTGTCCAGTTTTGCCAGTTAGGGTCTATATCAGACCATTGGAAGCCACCATTACCATGAGGAGGATTCTTAAAATCGTAAACCTCATGTCCTAAATCACGGAGAATACCTACAACGTCCTGTTGAAATACATTTCTCCAACTACTTGCTACATAAATTTTTGCCATAATTATCTTTTTTATTTGATTATAATTATATTTGTCAATGCAATATTGCATAATAACCTAATATTTAATTCTATGTATTCTTACACTATTTCGTTTACAGCAGGAGGCAGAAGCTACTCGTTTACTACTAATATTAGTTATCCTCATAATTTCCATGATAGAGGATTAGTAAAAACAGCCGTTATGTCAGCCATTGGAGCATATAAAAGAGCAAATGGTATTGAGGCTGCAACAGTAGAAAGTTCTGTAAGTTACTAACTGTAATTCATTAGGGAGCTAATATTTAATTAGCTCCTTTATTTATTGATTTGAGCCATACAGAAGTTGAACACCTCCTGTATGGCAAAGTATTAGTCAACAATAAATTCGGTTACATTGGGAACGGCTTGAATACCCTCCATCACTTCTACGCTTGTAGGAGTCACAATTGCAGTTACATGAGGATGGTAATTTTCACACAGGTACTTAATCAATGGCTTAGCCGCCTCTTTTAGTTCTTCCAATTTCTTTTTGTTTTCTTGAGTATTAGTTTCCATATACAATTAATTTGGGTTTTACAAAGCCCTCCCAAGGCTCATTTTATTTATTTTCTTTGATGTTTTTATGTATCGATTTATAATTCTTATTCATTAAATGTAAATAGATCGATAGTTTCTCTATCTATATCAGGGAGTGCCCTGAATTGACACTCAGTAGCAAGCACCACCCTTCCATCGTAAAGACGGATTAACGTTCGAAACGGCGACTCTTTATCATCTCGAATTATCACACCGGAAATAGCGTTGTTAGCTTTATAATGAAAGCAAACTTCAACTTTTCGTCCAATACCACCCATTGTGCTTTCCTCTACCGAATACTGCTTAGGAAAACTCTTTATGTCTATATTTTCTTCTGCTCCCATAATTACCTATTTTGCCTTTATAACAGTATTACGTAAAAAATTAGAAAACTCACTTCTCACATCAAAACAGGGACATGCTTTGATAAATTCCGCTGGTTCCACCTCACCTGAGCCATCCAGATCAGGTGAAGTATCCCGATGGCCAAGTAACTCGATGATATCATACTCTTTGCATATTTTCGCTACAAGTCCACGTAAAGCCGCTTTTTGCTCGGGAGTACGAGTATCGGCTGGTCTTCCACTCGCATCTAAACC